TTAATCATTTTGCTTGTGCTGGAAGAAGATAACGATATACTGCAAGTCCACTGTCAACAGTAACTTCGGCAGCACCCTGATCACTAATACGCACAGTCTTGTCACCTGGCAAGTCCATAATTGCTTGGAATACCTTAACAGGCCACATCCAGGGGCGATTCAATGCACCGCTGACTCCAGGATGAAATACAAAGTTACCGCTGTGTGTTGAAGGTTCACCAAAGTAAATTCTTAAATCATTCTTATCTGTTTTACATGTGAACTTATCTTCTTCACTGTTAGCACTTGCTTGTTTCTTAAAACGTTGAATACCTGCAACAGTAGGCTCAAATTCAACGTCCCACTTAGCACCCTTAAACTTAACGTCTTTTACCTTTTCTTCGATAATTGACTTACTCATCAATCGATAGTCATTAACAAAGTCTCCTACCTTAGTTTCAAAGTGTACAGCAGTAGGAACATCATCCTTATTGCGTGTAACGTTAATTACTGCATGCTCATCATAGTCATCAAAGCCTAAGATAGTTTTGAGTTTACCTAAGTTAGGCATACCGAATGTGCCGATGAAATCTGGCATAGGGGTTTTAGTAGTACCCATAACTACAACACTCTTATCTTCACTGACTGCGATAATCTGTGTTTCTTTGTCTGTGCCATTGACTCTGATTAAGTCAATAACTCCTAGACCATGTGTATGTTGAATCAAATCCTGTAAATTGTCTTTCATATGTGTTCCTTTGTGTTTAATATTTAGGCGAGAATATTGTGTATAATAATGGATTTTATTACGCTTGTCAATATCTAATTTAACCAAATGAGAATAAATCATCAAACGTACTGTTTGTATCAGTATTGCTACGTAAGTCCCAACCCAATACACCTAGTAAGTTTTCAATCTTCTCGTCAACCAATGTGCGTTCCATTTCACTATCATCAAATGGTAAGTCACAAAACCATTTAGGCAAGCGTAGTTCATCAGTTGGGTATGCAATACTAGTGAAACCCAAAGCATTTGACTTGAGTTTACAAACAATGACTTTCATACCATCAACCATTTTCATACTATAATTGTCACCATTTACTCTACGCAAGTAGTTCCAATTCAATGCCGCACGAACATGCCCTGGCATATTCGCTTTACCTGTCTTACTGTTCTTTTCTAATTCTTCGTAATAGGTTAACTTGTTTGCAGATTTAGGACTACCCTTAGTCCAACTGTCTTGTTTACCAAGTTCTACTTTAAATTCTTTAATTTTTTCAATAACATCATCACGTGTTTTACCTGCGAGAACCATTGATAATACTTCCATCAAAAACTCTTGAACATACTTGGGAGTATCAGCACGTTTCAAGTCAAGACCCATAGCCTTGATATCACCCATCTTACCATTCACATCTTTTCGCTTGCCTTCTTTGTCATAGATGTTAATAGCATAGCGTTTCTTTGTAATGAATAGACTACGATCACCTACAAGTTCACGACCTGCTTTGATAATTTCGCCGTTCTTTCTTGGAGCATGAAATGCACGTTCCATAAATGCAGGGAAACTTTCGTTTGCTTGTTCAGCAATAGCATCATAAAGTTGCACACATGCATCTTTATTCCACTCTAATTGTCCTTTTTCTATTTGTTCTTTTAATGTCGGATACGCACTAAAGTAGCAACTATCAGTATCACCATATACGATAGTAGGACCTTCGTGATTGTATTCACCTGCAACTGTTTCATTGATGGTACTCATCATGTGTTTAACAATCTGACGACCACTTAATGTAACACTTTGACCAATACGCTTGTCATAGAAACGGCAATGCTCATTCAACAATGCACCATATGCTGAGTTAAGCAAAATCTTACGAACAAGTTGTCGCTTATCATAGTACTCATACATATCAGTACCATAGGCTTCTTTTGCTTGTTTCTGAATAGATTTACGTTCTGTATACCAACGTGTAAGTAGACCGGGAATTACACCTTCTTGGTCATATCTAAAGATAGTACCATTAGCACTTAAGATATATGGTTTGTGACTGTCAAAGATTAGTTTCCATACTTCGGCAGCACTCATCTCTACACTACGACCATCTTCATAATCAAGTGTGAGCATTGTACCGCGTTCTTGGTTCATGATTGCTGTGTATTCTAAACTACCAAACAATCCTTCCCACAGTACGCTTCCAGTTACTTCGTCATCGTCTTTACTTCGTTTCTTTTCACTAGCCAACCGTCTCCCTTTTTCGTGCATGTACTGGTTAGTGAGTGACTGTCTGACTTGAGCAACGATTGTTTCGGGAGCCATGTTGAGGGCTCTAATAGCACTGGGGTAGAGCGAGTTGATATCCACTGCACCGACCCATTCGTGTATGCCCCTTTTGGGCGTAGCAACATAGGCACCTGCCGCTTGTTGTTCATCACTATTCATTTCCTTTCGTTTTTTGTCTGGAACTACCAGACCTCTTTCATGAGCCTCGTTCATGATTGCCATTTCAATCATTGCAACAGACCCCATGACTGTGGGCAACAGCACTGTGTTTTCGTGTGCAAGTGCATTTGCCAAATCTAAGAATTTTAATTTGTTATGAATCTTAACAAGCAACATTGTATCTTGTCGATTGTATTCAATAAAACGTTTGAAGTCTTTATTGTACAATTGATCAAGTGTACCTTCATATTGTGTCTTGTTTTCACCGACTTCCATTTCACCAATGAAGTCAAGTTTATAACTGTGGCGACTCTCGTAGTTGTACTTCTTGTACAACTGCAAATAGTCCATATGAACACGACCAACTAAGTCATACGTTGTTTCTTCTTTGCCGAAACGTTCATATGTTCTTGCCTTAGGCATCTGCCCAAGCAAACAAAACTTGCGTGTATCGTCTTTACTCATAATGCGAGTAACACGATTAACCATATATGGAATATCGTATCCTTCTGAGTTCCAACCAGTTAGTATGTCCGCATCTTCAATCAATTGAAAGAAGGTTTCAAACATTTCTATTTCACTACGGAACAATAAGCAATTTTCAAACTGACTACAAATCTCTTGCGCAGTTTCATTGCTCATGTGTTTAGGGGGAATAACAAGCGTGATGAGTTGATCAAGCCAATCCAAGTACATTGAAATAGCCGTAACCGGATTGAACGGATCCGACGTTGGGCTAAAGCCTTTATCCGGATCAAAGTCTACCTCAATGTCAAAGAAACATGTATGGAGTTTTGGAGGCTCTACCTTCAGATAATTTTCACTGAGGCATCTGAATACCACATTGATATCAGACTCAAACAGTTTCTTATTCGCATGAATTCGTTTTTCTTTTTCGAACTCACCACGCTTGCGTGTACTAAAACGGCTTACAGTATCACCATATAAACTGCGATACTTGCCTTTAGGATCGCTATAGTAAAGAGTATAGTTACAAGGATATTCTTTATATGTGCGCTTTCCCTCTGGAGTTCGTTCTACAACGAAAATCCTATCACTATCTCTATCATGTATAGCATCAATATACGACATTAAATACCTTATTGTAAATTTGTTCTGTCATGTCTTTATGTGACTCAACGCCCGGATGAACTTTATCCAACGCTTTGTCTAAATAATTCCACGATATATCTTGTATTGTATCACATGCATCAATTTTGTAAAGACTATTTGGATGACGTTCTCTATCTTCCAAACACATTAATGAAACAGATTTGATGTTTTTGTGTTTTAAATACAACTGTGCATGTTGAATTATTAACCAATTTCTTCTAGCGATATCAATTTGATATTTTTCAGTTAATAAAACAAAGTTCCTGTAAGATTTATGATCTTGGTTAATTCTAGTCCCAACTGTTGGTTCCATAAATTTCCAAAATTCTAACCTATCAAAATAACTCCACATCGTTATAGCAATGTCACCGGGCTGAAAATCAAAATCTAATATTCTTGCAAATATTTCTGTTTGACCTGCCGCCGGGTGACCCCTGTTTATAACTTCTAAATTTAATTTAGAACCTAATAATTTTGGCCATGCTAAATCACTAGGATAATATTTTTCTTTATAAGGCCAAACATCGGGTAGGGCTAAACCAAATGTAAGTGAACACCCAAACGCAATCAAACGACCCATAGTCTAATTAAGCCAACAGTGTCAATGGTAGTCAATAGCAGATAGTTTGCTAACATACCAAATGATTTTCTAGTCCAAGCTGCCCATGCATACATAGCGCATCCGCTTATCCAAACTGGATATAAAATATAGAACGGAGGATTGGGTACGGTAATGGCTAATGTCAAACTACAGCCAACGCTGATAGCCCAAGCCAATAACTCTACCGCAAACCTTATACGGTTTGATGCCCAATCCTCTTTAATCCATTCGAATATACCAAGTAGTATACTTGTCACAGTGTTTTGCCAACTGCCTCAAGGACGTTATTAAGTTCTTCGTGTTCTTTGTTAGTCTGTCCAAGACTTGCCTTGTGCGCAATACGAATTGCCTTCTTCAATACACTTGGCTTTACTTCAAGTTCTTCTGCTACAGCCTTGATTGTGTCTGTAAGACCGCCCTGAAGCGTTTCAATTTCATGCATTACTGCCATACCTTCGTTGACTAATTGTGTCAACTTAATTTTTGCATCACCTGTAAATGTACGTGCGTCACTCATAATTTTCTCCTGTGTTATTATATAGCGATTGCTCTTGTTTCTCAACTAATTTTTTCACCATGCTATGCAAGCCAGGATTGACTTGTAATGCAGTTGGTAATAAATTATGTCGAATAAGATTGCGGGTATACTTTGTATCTGTGTTACTAGTATCTTCACACCATGATACACCCTTACGCTTGCACCAGTCAACAAATTCGGACTTTCTCGTTGTGAGAAATGGGCGCAAGACGTTATTACGAAAACGGGGAATTAATTTGGGAGTTCCATGCATACATGCCCAAAGATAAGTTTCAACTACATCATCCAAATGATGCCCAGTTACTACATTACCCAATGGTTCTAAAAACTTATATCTCTCGTTTCGCCAAAACTCTTCTGGGCTTAAGTCATCGGGTTTTTGACTGGTAAGCATTCCTACAAATAAGGGTAGATTTCTATTGGTGCAGAATTTGGTAACAAACTCAAATGCACGTTCACTATTTTCTGTACCATGATGGAAAAAGGCACAAGTAACCTTGTGTTTTCTACTTAGAAAGTCTGTGATAGCAACACTATCTACACCACCGCTAAATGCAATAGTGATTTCTTTAGGCAAAGGAAATAGCAACTTAATCATCTGTGTAGTCTAACAGAGATTTAGATTAATGTCAACTTTATTGGAATATGTGTCGATTCTTTTCGCCGTAAATCTTAATATATTTACCAGCAAGCATATCGGCCATTGCTTCAATTGGGCTGCCAGGATAACTATCACCCGGCTTTATCATGTTCAATTCACTTTGTCTAACGTGAACCAATTCATGGAATACTGTTCTAAGTATATCTACTAGATTTCTATTTGCGGCGTATACCCAAACATTATCACTACCCTCTGTATGTGATCCTGTATGATGCCCTTGTTGTGCTTCTTTAGTATCCATACTCAATTCAATTTTAGGTATTTTTTGTAGATTTAATTTCTTTGCGGCCCACTGAACGAAATTATCAACCTCACTTTGTAAGTCAGGATCAGTATTATCAACTTCGTCTAGTTTGTTTTTTATCCAATTATCAGGCGTCTTTTTATACTTTCTTACAAATAAGTCATGTAATGCTTTTCCCGTAATATGATGCTTTGCACTGATATCACGCATTAACTTATCGATAGTATCATAATCATGTTTTTCAAGGCTAGGTAGGCGTTTAGCGAGTTCTATTGCAGGCCCCTCGCTAATCGTATTTTCAGAGATAAAATCTGTAGCCCTCATTATTACCCAAGATTAGTAACAGACACTACAGCATCATCATCCATAGTTGTGTGTTTAGTTATTTGTTCTTCTATGATCCACTTGTTATAGTACTGATCATATTCTTCGCTAGGAAACGTTACTTCTAAAAATTTAGAATAATTTTCCATTAATGTAACTCTAAGCCAATCATCAAAGGATAAGAATTCAGTACCCTTAGCAGATTCATATATGTGTTTAATAGCCATGTTAGTGTTCCCCTATTATGTATTTATCTTATTTGGTATTCATCTACACTTGCTAATTCTGCTAAAAACTGCTCTGTTGCAGGGGTTTTTACACCGGTTATTTGAAATGTTACTCTAGGATAATGACTAGCATTTGCTGTACTATGTGGTAGATTCTGCCAATCAAATGTAGTGACTTCTCCTACTTTCCACATACTATGTTGATAGTTACCATAACTCCAAAACTGTCCGGGTTGCCAATCAGTTAATGCTACTTGGATTCGTATGACACTATCTGGATTATTCGGGTTCCACTTCTCTAGTTTATCTAAATGTAAGTTCCATACTTCTCCTGGCTTTTGAACATGAATACGATTCATACAATCTTCTAAAGAAAATAGTTTACTGACTTTCTGAAGCACTTCAGGTATATCCCAATTAAGATGAGTAATTTGATAATCTTTACCATAGCCAAAACGTTCCAAATCGTAATCTTCTGCTGCCAATTCTTCTTCGGGTCTTGACTTACCGACCTGACCACGTGTTCTCCACGTTGCAGGTCTAGCATTCTCTACCATTTGCTCTACATAGTCAGCAATGTCTAATTTAAACTTTCCTAAGCGTATTACTTTATCAAAGTTAGGATCAATAACATCATTTCTGAAATGATATTTGCTTCTAGGTTTTGTTGTTTCCCAACTGCTTTTCATTATAACACCTTTACGTTAATTTCTTTAATCTTATAGTCTTGTCTATA